ATGAAAACCGCAGAAATGTTGAAAAAGCATATGCAAAAAGGCGCCAAGGCGCATCCAGACCCGGACGCAAAAAAAATGCGCAAGGGCGGCCCGACTGGCGAAATGATGCGTTCAATGGGACGCAACATGGCGCGGGTCAAAAACCAGGGGATGAAATGATGGCATACTCCATGAAAGTAAACGGCAAGGAAATTGGGCCGGCTGCGGTATACGCGCCGCCGCACACCATGGCAGGCAAGGCAGTCAAGGCTGATGAGCATCCTGGCAAGGACATGCCGTATCACAAAGTGCCCGACTGGAAACCGACCGCGGGAATGGCCATCAATCCGAATGTAGGCATCAAGACATCCGGCACCAAGATGCGTGGTACTGGCGCTGCAACCAAAGGCACCATGAGTAGAGGCCCGATGGCATGAACTGGGGTGAGTTGAAAACGCAGATCCAGGACTACATGGAGACGACGTTCTCTGTGACGAGTCTTACGACGTTTACAACTCAAACAGAAGAGCGCATCTACAACGCAGTACAGTTTCCAAGTCTTCGCAAAAACGTGGTAGGTTCATGCAGCCAAAACAATCAATACCTGCAATGCCCCAGTGATTTTTTGGCCGCGTATTCCATGGCAGTCATTGATGGAGCCGGCGCTTACCACTTTTTGTTAAACAAGGATGTGAACTTTATACGCGAAGCTTTCCCGATTCCCACGGGCGCAGGCAATACGGGCTTGCCGTATTGCTATGCCTTGTTTGGCCCAGACATTCCCAACGCACCAAAGCAACTGGTGTTCATGCTTGGTCCAACACCAGATTCTGCATACAATATTGAATTGCATTACTTTTACTACCCACAGTCGATCACCTACAACAATGTGGATAGCAATACAACGTGGCTGAGTGAAAACTTTGATACTGTGTTACTGTATGGCGCATTGGCAGAAGCAGCGACGTTTCTGAAAGCAGAAGCAGATCAGATCAGCTACTTGACAACAAAGTTCAAGGAAACGCTGGTGCTTGCCAAGCGCCTGGGTGAAGGGCTGGAGCGACAAGATCAGTACCGCGCTGGGCAGGTTGTAGACAAGGTGGTATAATGATTGTCCAGACGGTATGCACAAGTTTCAAGGCAGAAGTTGCTCGCGGGATGCACAACTTTACAAGGACAACGGGAAATGTTTTCAAACTGGCCTTGTACACCGCCCTTGCCAACCTGGGCGCAGATACGGCAAGCTACACCACGGAAGGTGAGGCAAGTGGAACCAATTACACCGCCGGCGGGGCTGTTCTCACAAACATTACGCCAGTATCAGCAAACACAACAGGCTACTGGTCGTTCGACAACATCACATTTTCCAACGTCACCTTGACATGTCATGGTGCTTTGATATACAACACCACTGGAAATCGTGCGGTGTGCGTGCTTAACTTCGGAACATCAATCACAAAGACGGCATCGGATTTGGTAATCACTTTCCCCCCTATGGGTTCTTCTGACGCAATTTTAAGGATTACATAATGGACAAGGCAAAACTTGGCGATGCAGCGCAGAGCGCACTTGTGGCAAACAGCGCAAACGGTGAAAATCTTCTGGCGATGGGCAAGTTCCTGTTTGAGTGCTATGACAAAGATGGCAAGCTCAAATGGGCGGGCGAAACGAAAAACCTTGTAGTGAATGTTGGCCTTCAGTACATGGCCGGCACGGCGCTTGACGGCGCAACCGGCAGGATCACCACATGGTTTATCGGGCTGTGGGGCGCCGGGGCATCAAACACGCCCGCAGCGTCAGACACCATGCTTTCGCATAACGGATGGGTAGAGGCCACCCCGTACAGCAATGCTACCCGCCCGGCTGCAACTTTTGCAGCAGCGACGACAGCAAACCCATCGGTCGTCACCAACACTGCCAACAAGGCATCGTTTAGCATCAATACCACCGCGACAGTCGGCGGTGCGTTTTTGGTTGGTGGCGCGGTAAACGTGGCGGACCAGAAAGGCGGCACTGGGGGAACGCTGTTTTCAGGAGCAGACTTTACCGGCGGTGATCGCTCGGTAGTGAGCGGCGATACGCTGCAAGTAACGTATCAGTTTAGCCTCTCGGCATAACATGCCGTTTGTTGTAGCGGATCGTGTACAGGAAACCACGACAACAACTGGCACCGGCACGGTAACACTTGCCGGTGCAGTAACAGGTTTCCAATCTTTTGCCGCCATTGGGAACGGCAACAGTACGTTTTACACCATTGAAGATGGCACCGACTGGGAAGTTGGTGTAGGAACGTACACGTCGTCTGGCACAACACTGTCCCGCAATACGGTGCTGTCGTCCAGCAATGCGGGCAGTCTTGTCAATTTTGGTGCGGGGGCAAAAAACGTCTTCGTGACGCAACCTTCAAGCCGTTCCACATTTAACGCCCGTGCATATGGTACAGCACTAATTTTTGGGGGCTAGCTATGGCTGCGCCGAATTTGATCAATCTCACAACCGCGACTGGCAAAGTGGCTGGCCTTGCAGTAACCACATCTGCAACCGCGATTGCAAGTAACGGCGCAAGCTCCAACAAATGTTTCAAAATCAACACGCTGGTAGTAGCAAACATTACAGCGTCAACAGCCACTGTTACGGTAGATGTGTACAAAAACGCAACAACCGCGTTTGATCTTATGTTTCAAGCAACAGTACCTGCAAACTCCTCCATCGTAGTTATTGGCAAAAACGAGAATCAAATCTACCTGGAAGAAAATGACAGTTTGCGATTGACCGCATCTGCAAACAGTGCATTAGAGGCAATATGTTCGTATGAGGAATTGTCATAAATGCCAGTCGCATTGGGTGTTAATGGTGGTATTTTAGGTTCCAACAACCTGCCGTCGTCTGGATCGGCAAAAGGCATTTGGACGCCTAATGAAATAGCCCGCGCCGTTGGCCTTGGTTTTTGGCCGCTTGTCTATGCAAGGACAGTCACGGAAACTTCCTCAGGTGCAGATAGTGTTCAATCGACAGCATATCAAATTGTCCAAACCTTCACCGCTACTTCCACCTGGACCTGCCCAGCAGGGGTCACAGAGGTGGAGTATTTGGTAGTGGCGGGCGGTGGGGGTGGTGGTGGGGGTCATACAAGTAGCGCAGTAGGTGGCGGCGGAGGTGGGGCTGGTGGATTCAGAACGGGAACAGGATTGACTGTTACCCCTACACAGGATTACACAATTACAGTTGGTGGCGGCGGTGGCGGGGGGGCTTCAAACACTGATGGAAGTGATGGTAGTAATTCATCAATTGCTGGCTCTCCAATCACCGAAAGCCCATCTGGTGCTGGGACTAATACCTTTAAGTCTTATGGAGGTGGAGGAGGCGCAAAAGGCGGATTTCCAAATACCACCAGAAGCGGTGGGTCTGGAGGGGGTGCTGGGTATTTTAATAGTACTGCTGGCGCAGGAAATACACCATCAACATCGCCTTCACAAGGGAACAATGGTGGTATTTCTGGGTTTGGTGGTCAAGCAGGCGCAGGCGGCGGTGGTGGAGCTGGTGCTGTTGGTGGGGATGGTATACAAACTAGTTACGCTGGTGGCGCAGGTGGTATTGGGAGCCAATCTTCTATAACTGGAGTTAGCCCTGCTCCTTATTACGCTGGTGGAGGTGGGGGTGGTGGTGCAACGGGTGTTAATCCTACCGGGCTTGGCGGGGCAGGCGGTACAGGCGGGGGTGGTGCGGGTAGTAATGCAGGCAATGGCACTTCTGGAACTACTAATACTGGTGGTGGTGGTGGTGGTGGTGGAAGAGGGCCAAGTTCTGGAGGCACTGGCGGCTCCGGCGGCTCCGGTATCGTCATCCTAAAGTACACCGTACCTAGCCAAACCGTCTTTGTATTCAAAGGCACGACTACGTGGACATGTCCTACTGGTGTGACCTCTGTTGACTACCTTGTGGTTGCGGGTGGTGGTGGGGGTGGTTATTGGAATGGCGGTGGTGGGGGTGCTGGTGGATTTAGAACGGGAACATCTGCTAATGTAACTGGTGGCGCTGAATATACGATTACTGTTGGTTCTGGCGGTCCGGCCCCAACAGCTAATAACGCCGGAAGCGGCAATCAATCATCTATTGTTGGTGGCTCGTCATCTCCATTTCAATCCCCTGGCATAGTGTCCGCTGGGGGCGGACGCGGCGGCGGTAATGGCCCCGGCGTAACGACCGCAGGTGCAGCGGGGGGTTCTGGCGGGGGAGCTGCTGGCAACACTGCGTTGGCGGCTGCATTTGGAAATACGCCTAACACCGCTCCTTCACAAGGTAATAATGGGGGAACCGCATCAACGAGTGCGCCGCAGTATGGCGCGGGAGGTGGTGGTGGTTCTAATTTAAGTCCAGCGGCAACAGGTGGTAATGGATCCAGTACTACTGGTGGCAACGGTGGCGCAGGCACAGCGTCTTCTATTTCCGGTTCCTCAGTTACTTATGCTGGGGGAGGTGGTGGTGCGGTCAACGGTTCAGGCACTGTCGGCGCGGGAGGAAGCGGCGGTGGTGGCTCTGGCGGGCAAGGTAATACCAATAATGCTGTCGCTGGCACTGCAAACACAGGTGGTGGCGGTGGTGGCGGTGGTGGCAATACACCGACGCAGCAAAATGGCAAATCCGGCGGCTCCGGTATCGTAATCATCAAAATCAATCAATAACATGACTACAAAA